TCTCCCACTGGTCGATACTCAACGTTGAAAATTGAAGCACTTACAGTACCAATTCCAGTTATGTTTTGGAATAAAAAGTTACCCTTGATATCTATTGGATTACCGCCAGAAATTTTTTCTACTAGTATATTTTTTGTTATAAAATAAGAGTTTGAAGATGGTGAAAGGGTATAATCTTGTGGTTTTATAATTTCAATATCTGCGCCATATAAAATTTTGAAGAGAAGTTTATATGATAAATCTGTTCCTTTTGATTTGTATAAGTCTTTAATCTTGTAAGATACATTTTCAATGGAAATATCTTTGTAGAAATCTCTGGATTCAAAACCAGGTAAAAACTCATACTTAAAGTTTTCAAAAAATTTGATCAAAAATAGATTACTTAGATTTTGAACTACACTATTATCCGTATGTTCGGCTGCCTTAGTTGATGAGAAAACCAAAAATTCTGGGTTATCCAGAGATTCTAGGTTCTCAATCCCACTAAATCCCCTAATGCAATTTTGAAAGGAGGTTTCAGTTTTAGATAAGTAAGTGATAATTTCATCATTAATTTTCAACAGTCCATAAGAATCTGGCCAACCTTTAGTAGACTCAACATTTATAACATCATCAAAAGATAAAACATCAGAAGTTAAAGTAGTTTTTTCAGTTAACTCTACATTATTAAATGCTTTAGAATTTTTATAGTTTACAATATTAGAAACGATATCAATCGGTCCTGACTGATATTCTAATGAATTGTAATACTGTGCAAGAAACTCACTAAAAAGCGGAGATTCTATGGATAAGAATTCTGGAATTTGGGTTCCAATGATCGAGCTGATTTTTACTCTTTTAATTTCTGACATTTTATCTCGTATACTTTCCGTTTAGATAACTTGATGTAACCACATATTGGGTTGCAGAAGAATTTTCACCAGAACTTACAACATCTTCTATAATATTTACCACAGATTTTTGAACATCTAATTGCAAATACAAATCTTGAAGTCCTATAATATCGTTTGACTCTGGGATGGCTTGAACTTCTATGAATCCATTTGCCAACACTGACGATGTTATATTAACAACGTCTAAAAGAATTTCACCTCGTTTATAATTTATTGTACCAGCATTATTTTTTATAATTACTGGAAGATTATTTTCCAATTTAAAGAAAAATATAATTCCTTTAGTTTTATTTGTAGGTGATGCCGCATCTGCCATATAAATGACATCAGAAACACCATTAATAAAAAATCCAGTAGACTTTACAGAGTATCCTCCAGTTTTAATATGTATTTCATTACCAAAACAAAGTTCATATGTTGCAAAAGTATTTAACTCTGGATTCAAATCCCTTCTCATCTTAACTTTTGTTATGTTAGATGTAATTGATTTGTCACAATCATCTATTAGTCCAACAACTTTACTATATTTGAATCTACCTCCAAAACTATTAACATCTTTGGAGTTAGAATATGCGGTTAAAGTGTCAATTACTTTTGTTTTTACTATTTCTGGGTTACTTAGTAGATTGACATTATAATAAGTTGAAACATCCAATTCCACGTACAAGTAAGATAAGTCAACTATTTCCGGTTTAATACCTGCAATTGAATACTTTTTAATTGTACTTAGAATATTCTGCTTTGTAATTTCGGAAAGAAACGTTCCGTTTCTTGGCTTTATTGATATAAAAACTTTTCCATATTCCGGTGGATCCAATTCATCACCACCATAAGAATTTACGGACTCTACGTTTGGATAAACATATGGAATAAGTGATTTATAATCATTTGATGTCACTGCCCTATATTGAGATGCATAGACTTTCGGTGCGAAATATTTAATAGAATCCATCGATTCAATATTATCACCATTTTCAGATTTAGATTGAGTTAAAACTAATGAAATTCCGGTGGTAACATCAAATAAATTATTATCAATTAATCTACCAGAAAAAGTAAAGTTTGAAGCTCCATTACCAGAAGATCCATTTGTAACAATATAACTAATTTCTATTCTACTTCCATTAGATGGTTTTTTACCAATAATATTATCACCAAATCTAATTTCGTACTTAGTATCTCCTACTTCCTGAATCAAGAAAATTCTTGAATCTTTACCAACATTTAATAGAGTATCATATTGATTATAAATTTCTGTTACTTGATTTATAACTTTTACTCGAATTGTGGTGGTATCAATTCCAATATTAGGTAGAACAAATCTTTGGTTTGGTTGAGATTCATCTACTATGAAAGTTGTTGTTAAATATATTCCCTCATAAATTTGTAAATTATCAAATATAGCAATTCCGTCCGTATTTACTGGAGTAACAATATCTTCCGGTATTGAAAAAATATAATTTCCATTAACTACTGCACCAAGAGATACTTGACCTGCAAGTAACTTTACACTTCTAGCGTTTGTTTGACTCATATCAACGCTAAAATTTATTAAAGCTCTTGATGATCTTTTTGATCTGGGTAAATAACCAATGTTTCTGGCTAGGGATACTATATTTTCTCTAAGAGTGGCACTATCAAGAAACATTTCATTAACTGCCATATTTGAGTTGTAGGCAGTTATGTAGCTATTATATGCTAATAAGTCAATTAAAACCGAAAAATTTGAACCCTCAAAATCGAAGTCAGTAAATTGACCGTTCGCACGCAAATAATCTTTGATCTGAGTCTTAAGATCACTGAAATCTAAGTTTGTGAATTGATTGAATGACATTAGACTCTAGTTGGTTGTAATATGAAGTCTATAGTTTGAGCCGGGACAGGTATACCAATTATAGTATACGCTATTCTTACATTGATTTGATTAGAATCATCCGGATATGTAACTAAAACAGAAGATAATGAAATTCTAGGTTCATAATTTTCTAAAAGAGTTGTAATGTTCAACTCCAGAGAATAAGACATCTCTGGAGTTTGTAATTGGAACATAGAATCTTCAACACTAGATCCCAAAAGCGAATTAAAAACTCTTTCACCCATTCTAGTTCTCACTAGATTGATAACAGATTTTTTAATCGCATCCTCATTGTTAATAGGTAAAATATCATTAGTTACAGGATTTCTCACAAACGAGAGACTTATGTCTTTAAATCTGCGAGAAATCGTAGTCATTACTCAAACTAAGGGTATTTATTATATGTATAAGACATTTTTACCACTTTTTACCATAGGTTGGCTCAGTGCCATACTCCCAATCATCGTAATCTTCATCATTACGAATCTTCTCATGAAGGTCGGTTTGTTTCTTTAAATCATGGTGAGGTGCTGAGTCGTGCATAACCTCTTGAATTACTCTTTTTTGAGGACTTGCACCATAATCTGTAACCAACTTTGTGGTTCCCCACTTTTCACGCATGTAATTTGGGTCTCTATCTACGAATAAGTTTGACATTTTAGCTCCTGATTTGAAAAAATCAGAACTTTTTACGGGGTTGCTATCCCGAAATGTCAAAGATTATTGATTTTATTCTTCGTCAGTGATTTTTTCTGCGTATTGGAAGTCATCCCCAAGGATTTCTTTGAGATAATCTTCTGTCCAGTAGGTATAATAGTCGGTTTGCAACAATTTTTTACGAATAGTACTCAATTTTTTCTTAGATTGACACAAAATTAGGTTATATTTCTCATTATTCGTCTTTACTCCTCCTATAAAAGTATCTCTGGAGGATAAATCTTCAAAAAATTTGTAATATTGGAACTTTTCATTGTAGTGTGATACCCATTTCATGACCTGATCTGGTCTCCAGAAGTCTTCAATAATAAAAATGATGACATCATGACCTGGTTCAGGCACAATGTCATCAATAGTAGTCTCTACAATTAAAGTTTTTGAATTTTGAGCATATGGACAAACCGCAAATCCACCTAATTCAGGTCTATTCTCGGAGACTTCTCCAATCCATTTGCGAATATATGCTTCTTTTTCAGACATATCATCCTGCAGCGAGTGGTGAAGCAGGATTTGGTCTGGAAGGTGCAACTGTTCCTGCATTTGCAGCTACATTATAGTCAAAAACTTTTGCAGTTTCTGGTGTTGGTGCTGGAGCATCTGCTTCAGTTGGACCTACTTTTGGTGTTGTATCGGACATCTGTTTAATTACTATTTTAAATTATTTAGACTTTTTTCCTTTACTTTTATTTGCTTTTGCTTGGGTCTTAATCCCTTTGCAACGTTTATCTGGTCTAGAATAACCTTCTTTATGAATCCAACGAGTCATTTACCCTGGCCGCGATATGGTTTCCTAGCCTTATTACGACTAGTTGCAGCATATTTAGTTCCCTTTCCCCTTCCTTGAAGGGTCAGTTTGGGTTTTCCTGGCATATAACCAGTATTCTTATTCAATCCACCTTTTGCTTTTACTGCCATTTTTTAATACCTCAAAGTTGGTTTATTTGCGCGCCGAAATTCAATTCAAACGCGCCAGAAATCAGATAATACGAGTCTTTTCGTGACCCACACGGATCTTCGGATCACACCAGATCTCAAAGCCCGCTTTAATTGCATCGAGACAGAACGAAACGTCTTCTCCACACATATCTTGAACTTCTCCAGAGTCGAATACTTGCATCTTAGGAGCGAACCAGGGGTACTCTAGAGACTCGAAGACACCATGCTTGATAAGAACCCATCCAAACCCAGTATAGTCCACCGTAAAGGGTTTCCGGCGCTTACTCATGGTCTCTCCGGTCTCATGGTTCATGACTCCACCATTGTTCTTAAAGTCATCTTCTTCAAGCCAATGAGCAACAGAAGTCGTTTGACCATCTTCGGTCATATACCAACCAGCCGCAATGTCACGATCCATTGCAACGAGACGATAGAACTTCTCAGTATCAAACACAATATCGTTATCGATCCAGAGTTGGTAATCATACTTCAGTTTACCATCCCAGGGAATCTGTTTTGGTCCACGCAGAACGTTTGCACCAAGAACCTTGCAACGTGCAAAGTTAACCATGGAAGAATAGTCCTGAGAAATTTGAATGGATGCACCATTCTGGACTAGATCAAAACAAAGTTGAACAAAATTCTTCAGGAAGATATAGGAACATCCACGACCAGGGAGACAGAAGATAATTGATTTACCACGAATCGCTTCTTTTGCAGCATCGATATCAAAATCATCCTCATTCTTTTTTGGAGTTGGTGCTGTAGCTTTAATTGTAAATCCTTTAGACATAAAATTAGAATTGCAACGTTATCATTCTACCACCACAAGTCAATTCATGCAATGGTTTCTGGTTTATTTAGAATGTCAAATCAAACACATTCTTCTTCAATTTTGACCAATAAATCTTCAATTTCATTCTTGAGAGAATCATTGATGACTAAAATTTTATCCGTATCTAATCGATGTTGAATGCAATCAATGAGTAGATCTTTTTCCTGGTAATCCAACTTAAGTTCCATATATTCCTTTAAGTTCATTTCAAACATTATATATGATTTTATTTTTTTGAAAAAGAGACTCCAAACTTAGACAAAGCATTTTCTATCTTTTTATAGTTTATGCTCTGTTGATACTTTGAATCAAAAATAATTTGATCCATCTTTTCACAGTTATCCTCAAATCTCTTTTGATTATCATACCACAATTCATGGATATTGGTAGAGCCATCTAACAAATGTTGATTCCTATCAATTGCTGCTGCAAGTCTCTCAAAATGATCTTCAATTTCATCATAACTATGATCTACAATATCTTCAAAGATATCAATATCAAAAAGCTTTTTAATTTCTCTTGCCATTCCAATTCCATTAATATAAATTGGAAAATTTTTGGCATATACAGATTGAACTTCTTTCTCACTTAAACTTGGAACATTCTCAAAGAACATTGTTCCAGTAATAATCTCTACACCAATTCTTTCGTAGATTGGCATTAAATTATTATTGTAATTAGTTGATACTCTATCTTCAATTGAACTGAAATTTTTTATTTTCAATCGTCTAAAATCTTTTGACTTAAACTTGACGTATCCCTTCGCAAAACTACTTTTTAATTGATACGATGAGATCTTGGTAAAATTACGATAACTATCATGACTTGCAAGTGGACCAGCGTTCATGTTGAAAGTAATATAACCATTCTCATGATAGTCTTTTGATAACAAGTAACACACCGCCATGACTCTGTGTAACTTTGTATCTGCATTCAATGATAACCATTTATTGGTTAGATTTTTCTTTTCACAGTGAGTTAATCTCTCTGTTAAAGTTCCTGAAAAAATTGTATCCCAATGTAAGTTCGGAACATTCAGTTTGTCTCCGAGACCTATGTTGTAATTGAATATAATAAAATTTTGTTCAGGGTGATCCTCGCAGAATTGTTTAATTTCTTCAGTTGCAATATTATCCAATCCATCAATGATAAAATCAATGACATTTAAAATTACAACTCTACTCTTAAATTCAATATTATATAAGTCACCAAAGGATGTATGACGCCCATAAGGACAAAAAATTAATTGATAACACTCGATATCTTCTCCGAGCTCATATGCATCCAAGAAACTTTCAATCGCATCATTGAAAGGTACTCCAGGATAAAAAGATAGTGTTTTGACTTCCATGAATATTTTAAAACGTCTTTTGAGTATTTATAGCCACCAAAAAATTTTTTGAATGCGGAAGGCTTTTCGAGCGCTTTTTGGGGTCGTTATAGATTAGGGTAGTTTAGCGTTTTTATATACGGGGGCCACCGCGCCCCGCGCTAACAACAACGGGCGCACAAACAACTGCTCAAACTGTCATAAGTACACGAAGACTGCTGCTCCTCCTAGTCGTATTCGTGTCCCCTCCAAGTGCTCATAAGCCTTCAGAGGGGACATACACTCAACCCATCAGCCGCTGGTCTTGAAGTATGCAGCATCATTGCCCTGAATCACAGCATTCTGTGCATGTGTGGCATGTCCGCTGTATGCTTGACCACGACGGTTAGTGTTAGTCCGAGGGCCATTCGTGCGGCTCATGAGCAGTTCAGATTTCCGAGCCTTACGGGTGGGGAGCACAGTGTACTTAATCTCTCCTTGGATATCAGCAATCAACAGGTCGAGCTTAGTTGCGGTGGCGATGTTCAGAGTCATGAGTGTTAGTGTGTGTGGGTGAGTTAGAGTAAACGAATCAGTAACGAATGACGTGGTTGATGTAGTTCAAGCCCCAGTCATGAGCAACATCAGGATCTTTGAATGTTTGCTTGACGGCATACTTGTAACCGTCCTCAGTTTCTCTCTGAAAGACCCATACATTCCACCTGCCAGACTTTGCTTGTTGAACGAAGAATGGACGGGTCTCAGTGTTAGTGATCATCATGAATCTTAAGTGAGAAAAGTGTTAATGAAGCTCAGAGTTCTTTGATCACCTCATCAAGCTCATCGTGGTTCAGCTCAGAGTCGTTCCAGAGTACACCATCAGGAGTGCAGCTCATACCGAGGTCGTCAATCATAAGCTCTTGGAACTCGGCATAATCACGACACTGAAGAGCAAGCTTATACAGACCGTAATCATTACCAATCCACAGAGCAGCATTCCAGGTCTCGTAGTTAGCGTAACCGTTGTAGGTAGCTTGAGTGGTTTGGGTGGTGCTCATGTGTGTTCCTCTCAACATGGCTAATATACGGGATCTGGCTCCCTCTGGCACATTCTGTGGCCAGTTAGATAAGTGTCCATTGTGTCTCTGGATCTCAGCAATCTATGGTAGGCTCATAAGTCTCTGTGGCTTGAGCTTTACATAAGTCCTTTAGCTTAGGCTTAAGCACTCAGCCCCTTTATGCACTCCCACAGAGTTATTATAAGGCTTTCAGAGGGCTTATGTCAAGCTCCGAGATGTGGGGGACTTAGAGTGCTCATAAGGCTGTGGAAAACTTATAGACTTTTTCCACAAGTGCTGTGGAAAACTATAAGAACTGTGAGGGGGGTAAGTTGCTCAAATTGTGTGGTCCCGGAGACTTATGTGAGGTGCCTCTTGACATTTATGCGGTCGTGTGATAGCCTGCACGCTTAGATCACAAGGTCTCAGAGGCTTTCTAGAGGACATAAGCATAAGGCTCAGAGGCTTTTTTATAAGCCATCAGAGGGGCCACAGAGAGAACATAAACGAGAAAGCTTTCACACAAGCCATGTTTTTTTAGCCATTTATTTTAAAGCCATTTTTCCACAGCTTTTTCAACAGCCTTGTGGAAAAGCTTTCATAACTCATTGATAACAACTCTTTGAGGACTAAAGCAATGTAACTCCACTCCTCCTTTGCTGTTGTCTCCGTTGAAAGCTTATGGATCATAAGACTCTACTTCAGTCGCACCTTGAGAGCAATCATCCCAGTCAATCGTTCCCTCTTCGTAGTAACTTTGTTCGATCATTTCGTTGTAAAAAAACTCTTGATCTTCTCCCATCTTCACTTGCTCCTACGAATGTTATATTCTCCGAGATTCTCTACATAAACCTCATTGACTGATTCGCTGTTACCAAGTTCGAGAAGTTGAGCCCAGTTCCATTCCTTAGGACTTACACAGTTAGATGTATCAACTGTAAAGTCTAACGTAACTCGATAGCGTGTAACTTTGTTGTTGATGGTTTGCATGAGTGTGTGTCCTTGAATGTGGTTGAAGGTACGTTACTATTTTATACGTTTCTGTACTTATAGGCAATGGGTTTGTCATACTTTTCTGACACCTGTGAAAGCACTTCTTCTTTGAGATAATTGACGATCTCGTTGTAAGTTTGTTGTTGCTCTTCAGGTGTTAGATTCTCAGCCCAATTTGATTGTGTCATTTTGTCTGGCATGATTCTGTAAAGTATTGGGCATAGCTGGGATTAGCACAACTGTCCCGAACTGTTGCGAACACAAGCAGAGTCAATGGCAGAATTGATGCAGCAATCAGGTAGCGTTTCTTCATGTCGTAAGTTGTGACGAATTGAAGTCAATTTACGGGGTTAAGTTGACACAAAAGGGGACTTATTCAGCCCCCTCTATTCTATCATCAGAACTCCATTGGTTCAAGCGTGGGCACTCCGAGCACCTGAGCAATCATGGGGGACTCGATGTACTCATAGCCACCTGCGAGACTATCAAGAACCTCAAGCATTTCGGCGCCGTTGCGAGCACTCTGAAGCATGGAGATTGCAGTTTGAAGAGTCATGAGAAAAAGAAGAAAAGTGTTTGGGAAAAGTGTAAAGAATTAGAGCTCAATCTTCGAGAAAGCATTCACATTCGCCAGATTCGATGTCATCCAGAATCTGCAGAAGTTCGTTACCATTAGTAGCAAACTGATCGAGAACTTGAATGAAGAAGTCTTTACGAGTTTGAATCATGAGAGTAGCAAAGTGTTTGGGAATGTGAGTGTCTTTAGAGCGCATCTCATTCTCTATTCGCAAATGGCGAATCAGCCTTCAATCAGCTCAGGATAGTAGTCTTGAACCTCTGTAATCAATTCTTCATCAGTATAACTAGAAAGATTCTCTTTCATAGTATCATAAACAAAGCACTCCATTGTTTTATAGTCCATTCCCTCAATCAGTTGTTGAATGTAATCTTCAACGAGTTGTGCGCGGTCGAAAGTGTTAGTCATGAGTTTGTGTTTGTGTTAATTAAGAAGAAAAGTTCAGACGGAAGGAGTTACTTCAACTTCCTTGATGTTCAACCCACAGAGCTGATTGTAGACCCGATTGTTGATAAGATCACAAGCACGTTTTGCGTTTGATTTCTCATACCAAATCGTGACACAGCCATCGTTAGTTTCAACACGAACGCGATAGTTTTTCATGATCAAGCAGCGATTGCAGATTCCATGCACACCTCGCGGGTGTCCATCTTAGCATAATCGTATTCTTCATCAAGTTGCTTCAGGTACGCATCAGCAGCAGAGAAACAATCAAACAGGCGCAGGGATTGAAAGTCTTCGCCTTCATAATCCCAACCACCGATCACAGCGTAGACTTTCATTTGGGTTCCGATTCCTCTCAACATGGCTAGAATACATCAGATGGCGGGTCTCGGCGGATTTGGTGGACAGCCGCATGGCTGTCACATGATTAGAAACCTTGTGAAACAAACCACTTAGATTGCTCCACTGAAATGTGGCCAGCTTCACGCAGACGCTTAATCGCATCCTTCATGTGATCTTGAATGTTACCATTCACAATTCGCATCTGATAGCACAATGCGAGAACTTGGTGAGTGTAGCTTGCAGGGTTCTTATTCAGTTTGCCGTTCAGCCTCCGCACATCATCTTGCTCAATAATTTCAATGAGTTCATCAACTTCCCTCTGGCTGAACTTCTGAGAGAGCAGCGAACGTAGTTTAGCCATGAACTCTTGATTGTGTTCGGGCGATGTGGCTTTTCCACCAAACATCTTGGCAACTCGATCAACAGCTTCTAGGTTTTCGTTGATCGTCACCAGTGAAGCCTTCACTTCAGTCAGCAATTCTTCCAGAGAAAGCTTTTCCTTCTGGAGATCACGTTGCAGGTCAAAAATGTTCATGATAGTTGCTCAGTAAATTGATTCAGTTAATAGTGATGAGATCAAGATTCAGATTGTTGACACACTGCACACCGCAGTAGTATGCGTCCAAAAAGTTAGCAAAGGTCTCAACAGTTTGAGTAACCGAGTGGCGAGGATTGATCTCCTCACGAACAGAAACTGTGAACACATCAACAGTTCCATCTTCAGCATACTTTCCGGAGTGAGTGATGCTCACATTGGCATTCTCCTTGAAACGATACACCGAACGAGTGTTCATGTGATGAGCAGTCAGCTCGCTACCGAAGTATTCTTCAGCTTTCCAGCCTTGGGAGAAAAGTGACATTTGAGTGGTGTTGTTCTTCATGTGGCCAATATAGGGCCAAACGGGTCGGTTCGGCGGATTTGGTGGACAGCCATCAGACTGTCCTACTTTTGCTTCAGTCCGCAGTAGCTTGGATCAATCTGGCACAGCCGTTCGGCTTGTGCTTCTTGATAGGCATTCACCGTAGCATGAGCAGCAAGACCAGTCTTCAGTCCAAGAGCAAGAGTAGCAATCAGAAGAGCGATTCGCATGATTAAATTACTCAAACAAGTTTGCAAGGTGAACCACAAGAACGGTAGAAATCTATCATCCGTTGTGCTTCTTCAAGAGTCTTGAAGCTTTGAGTCCTCCACTCACAGTTGTTGTAAGGAACTTGATAGGTGATTGTGAACATTTGTTTGGAAGATGTAGAGTTGGATTCAGTCACAGAAGGTCACAGGCTTGTAATCTTCCGCATAACGATCTGCGAAAGCCGATGCAACTTGAACAGCATTGAAGATACCAAGTTGCTCATCGTATTTCATACCAACCCACATAGCTTGACGGGTTTCGATGTCAGTGCAGGGAATGAAGTTGGTTGCGTTGGTCATTCGTGAACCTCTCAACATGGCTAAGATACCAAGACTGGCTGGGGTTTGGCGGATTTAGTGGACAGTCCGAAGACTGTCACATCGCTGCTCATTCTTGCACAAAGTCTGGCACAATGAGCTCCCCGTCATCGTAAAACTCATCGAGAAGGTAATCAACTGTGACCTCTAATTGAGCAGCAATGAACTCACACTTGAGATAAAAGTCAAGCGGAAGCTCGTAGTGTTCAGTTTCAACCATTGTGCGATGATGTCCCATAATTTGTTACCAGTTAATCAGGGTAGCTGTGTTGCCGAGTTTGTTCTGCTCATCCACAATCTCCATTGCATGAGCATAAGTTTTGACCGAGATGTAGCGGGCTTTTCCTCTAGTCTCAGGGAACAAGCCAAGTCGGTCGATGATGCGAACTGTGTTGGTGTGTTTCATTACACTTCGTCCCGCATTTCAGAAAGTTTATCATACAGAGCCGGAATGTCTGTCTCTGTAAGTTCAGTCAAGTAGCACCAATCGCTAGACTCAAGAACAGCCAAAAGTGTATCGAGTTCTTGAAAATTAAGAGCGGTAAGTGTCATCATGATCAGTTAGCTGTGGATTGGATGAAATCAGCGGCAGAGTGCATCATGCTCCCCGTGGTGTAACGAACTGATGGGAAAAACAAGAACGCTATCACAAAGATCAGGCCAATTGTTTTCATTTTGTCGGGTGACTTGAATGTTAGCGTCTTGGTTCTAGCCATCAGTTCAGGCGCATACCGGAGAAGAAAGGAACCTTAGCTCCGTTGATAGTGATGAACCACTGGCCTTTCTGTTGGAAGACACGCTCACCAGGGCAGCCGTGTGCAGCGAGAATAGCATTCAGACGGGACTTCGTGGTAGCAGTCTGCCAACCACCGTCGAACAGTTCCAGCCAAGTTTCACCGATGCGAGCAATCAGATTGCCATGCAGGTAGACATCAGAAACGTTGGAGCAGCTGATGACTTCGGTGTTGTCCAGCTTCCAGTCAATTTCTTGCTGGATAGCTTTGTTCATCAGGGTTTCGATCTTACGCATGGTTTGAGCAGAGAATGGTTTGGTCGGGGTCGGGGTCGTTCCCTCTCCCTCATGTGGCCAATATATGGGGCCGAGGGGCCCTTTGGCGAGAATCTGGCCCAGGGAGCCAATTGTCACAAGCCCCCAGGTTTGGTCAGGATCGCAGAAGCCCCCTGCTGGTCTCAGGTTGGAAGCGGTGAGACTCGTGGCCACCACTAGGACAGAAACCGAAAAAAGCGTTAAAACTGGCTGACAGGTAGATTGGATCATCCCATGCAGCCAGAATTGCATCAAATTAGATGTTTGATCAAATCAGAGGCAGCCGTTCTCGTCAAGCACACCCCAGTTCAGCGAATCGCTATACAAACCGAGGTAAAGATTACCTACACTCAGAGCCATAATCTCATCACCAGGAGCATAGCGCATGTTAAAGCTAAAGTAGAAGTAATCGGAGATAGCTTGAGGAGTTGTGATCTTTAGAGTTTGAAACTTCTCAAAGATGATAGTAGCGATTGCGGCAATCCATACCACAATAGTTTCAACAATGTCCATGTATTTGTTCAGTTGTTTGATGTAGTCAATCTCTTGCAGTTTCATAATCAGATCGTCAGCGGGAGGGAAAGCTTTGGTGGTTTGCATTGTTTTGTGTGTTGTGTTTGTGTTAGATTCCAGGGGGCTCAATGCAGTAGAATTGAGCCCCACCATCTGAGCTGAGTCCATGCACCCATTGGCCGCCGTGTGCGATACAATCAGCATGCTCAACTTTGATGTTGTGAACATAAAGAATGATCACACCAATCACAAATAGGATGATCAGCACAATCTTGAAGCCATCAACCCATTCTTGATTCGTCATTTCAGGCTTCCTGATGATCATAAAGGTCAGCGGCGATGTTCTCAAGCCGTTGTAGCGTCATCTCAGTGATCATGTGACGCTTGATGTCACCTTGCTTGGTGAAGAGTTGTTCACACCAATACGCACCAGCTTTGGCGTCGCGGTCATAAATGTACTCAAAGCAGTCAGCAATGAGCAATTCAAGAGTGTTCAGGTTCATGATCAGTTAAACCAGTGAGCTAAGTTTGCAAGTTCAGCTGCGACATCTTGGATGTTATCCTCAGTCAAAGCTTTCAGACAATCCTCTATGTCTTCATCGGGAACATAGAACAGGTTTCCATTCACCTCGGCCGACATTTCATCGGCGAGATCCATGCAACGTTGACGGAGATCGTTCATCATTTCAGGCAGCTTCCATGTAGTAGTAATACTCTTCTTCAGACATTTCACAAACTCGCTGAAACTCAGCTCGTTCTTCTGCTGTCATCGTGGTGTCAAAGATTTCACCAGGCATGTCAGCAATCTCGGACCAGAGTTCGTCAAACATTGGGGAGCGATTCCTCTCAACATGGCTAAGATACAGGATCTGGCTGGAGAAGTCTAGGGGGCTTGTGCAGGTTCTTCAACTGGGCCACCATGAAGAATGTCTAGCATTTGTTGGTGATAGTGGTCTGCCTCACGAACCACATTTGCTGCCTCTGATACATCTTCAATCTCATACTTTGTCATCTCCAGAGAGTGAATGACATTGGAGAGAAGGTCAGTCAGTGCCTCAAGCTTTTGTGCGTCAGTCATCAGCGGTGACGGCGATTGTTGTTGTCATCCAGAGCATCATTCAATCCGTTGATAACTCCTTGAGCAAAAGCAATAGCCATGTCATTCCAAAAGTTTGGATCATTGACAGTCTCACGGATAGCTTTGACCCATTCGGGAGCAGTTGCTTCTTTTAGAGCTTTACGCTCTTCGGGAGTCAGATCGTTGATGATAGTTTGGAACTCGGTCATTGCGATTCCTCTCAACATGGCTAAGATACAGGTTCTGGCTGCACTCGGCGGATTTAGTGTGCAGCCAGTAAATTGGCCTACCAGTCCCGATTTGATTGCTCAAACCGCTTACGATCTAGAGCCTCTTCATACTCATCCCCAGACAGATAATCTTCCCAGCAACCACTATCATCGTAGCTGCGGTTGGCATAATTCCAGGAGTAGGATTGACCTTCGTAGAAGTGAACGACCATGATAATTTCAGAGAGTTTGGAAAGGTTGAGCTTCTTTGATGTGGCTGTTGTAATACTTTGTGATCAGATCATTACACAAAGGCAGCCATTCTTCATCAACATTACAGTTCCCACAATCTCGTGCTTGGAACATCAAACGCAAGAGACAAGTTTCCTCATCTTGAGTGAACTCAACTCGGTTGAAAGTGTAACCAGTGTGCATCAGTTTCCGTTGATAATGTTCCAGAATTGTTTAGAGTTTGCTCCAGGAATGTGTGGGAGTTTCTTCTCCCAGTATCCTGTAACATGTCGGTGCCAGGAGATAATTGGAGACAACATAATTCTCATTCGGTAGTTCATCAAACCAGAACAAGTTTAGGTGCAGGTTGAACAGAATAGGTGACTCCACCTTTATACTCAGCAGACACACTCACAGCATTAGAAGGAGCACCAAGTTCATCCACAATCTTCCACGAATCCTCTCCCTCTTCAATCACAACATAACCGAAACAACCTGCGATTGAGAGAGACTGAAGCCCCCACTTCTCAGCTTGACTCTGACGATCCCACCAAGTACGCTCGTTGTAGAACTGGCTAGGATCATCGTTGCGAGGGCCGAAGGTGATAGTGATGTAGCGCATTGCGTTTGTTTGTCTCAACATGGCTAAGATACAGGGCCCTGGGCCCCTTTGGCGGGTTTGGTGGACGGCCCGCCAACTGTCACAAGCTTAATCGGGAAACTCTAAGCCGTATTCTGAAATGAGAATGTCCCGCACAAGCTCACGATCCATACTATCACCATGAAACTCACCATCTGTTGCAGTAAGTTGCTCCAACAGAATCTCAGTTGCTGATGCAATCTCCTTCAAAGTTGCACCCATAGGATACACACCACCACGGCCATAGAACTTGAAGACGTAACTATGAAACTCAGCTAGGGTTGCGTACATCATCAGAAACGAATGATAGGGTGGTCTAGATTAAGTACCTGACATCGCTCAGTTGCAAACACTAACTCAACTTTGAGTTGATAATACTCATTGATGCCTTCATCATAGATAACAACATCAGAATTGAGCTGATCTTCGTCGAGTTGTTGAAGCTGTTGCAGGAGTTCTTTGTAAGTCATTTGATAGCCAGATGGGGTTTGTTGATAATCATATGATCCAAGATTTGAGCAAGTTTCTGCTCATAAGTTGGATTGTGATACTTCATGCACTCAACATAAGCATCATGGAGACGATCATATAAATCGTCCCAATGTTGTTTGGGAATGTAGTTAGTTTTCATCAGAAGTGGGCCTCAGAAGTGTCAAGCATTTCACTGTACTTTGCGATGGCATTGTAACACTTTGCTGCCATCATTTGATCACCATCAGCAACATAACCTTTCAGAAACTCAAAGGCATACTTAATGCGTTGCTCGGGTTGTGCAAGAATACGCTTCATCTCGGCCTGTTGCTTTTGGTAGGCAGAATTGTAAGCAAACATTTCACGATCTTCGATGCTCATGGTGTGAAACTTGCGGGTCATTTGCGTTCCTCTCAACATGGCTAAGATACAAGGCCACGGCCCCCTTCGGCAGGTTTAGTGGACGGTCTGCAGACTGGCACACTCCCTATGGTTTATGTTGCTCAGTTGTCGTTGAATCTCTACCTGAAGTGGAATTAAGTGTGACACCATAAAGTGCTCATACTCATTCTCTTTCATCAGGTTGGTGATGTTATCAATCTGCATCAATGCGAAAATGAGTTTAGTTTTGTCGTTCATGATTTGTGTCACAGAAGGTGTGCAATCAGAGATTCAAGTGCATCAACAGGTTGACCACTTCTCTTCAACAAATAGTAACCTTGCAACATGCGTTTGTCACTATTTTTCTTGGGTAATTTACCCTTTGGTGGTGGTAACGGATCACCCATCTTTCTGGGTTTTCCTGGTTTTCTCCTCCACCATTTCTTCTCTTCTTCTAACTCTCTTGGAAGAGTTACAGACCAACTTCTAACTTTATGAGTGAAGTTCATTGATTCACTCAACAATAGTATCAACATTGGGATCAAAAGTAACCTCATGAATCACATCAAAATCCTCAGTCATTTTGACATAATTCCAGAGAGTGTCAGTGTCATCATCCACATTTTCCTGATAACAGTGAATGAAACCCTCTGAGTCTTGTTTCACATAACAACCATCATAATTCTCATCATCAAAGACATAACCAGATGCGATCAGTGCGTCAACGAAAGTCATGGGGTTTGTGTGTTTGTCTCAACATAGCTAAGATACATCCTCATGGCCACCTTTGGTTGAATTGGTGTGCGGTTTGCGGATTGTCACACTCTGGCTCGGTTTGTCTCTGATCCGTCCAACCCTCAAATCGTCGCATGGTTCTCACTTTAAGATCCCTGTCGTGGCAAGGGATTTGAGTTTGAGCAAACAATGATTTTTCTGCAATTTTACCCCAGTAGGGGATTAGGTCATCCCCTGCAATCAGATTCATCAAAAATCAATTGTTGTTAATTAACCAATCACCCTAAAACATACAGTTGCATTACCATTGGAAGGTGGAGCAATCTTTCTGAAAGCCCCATAAGATAAATCAATATCTGCATGGCTGTACGGACCTCTATCATTCACTCGCACAATCACCTGCTTCATGTTATCTTGATTGGTGATGCGTAGTTTGCTACCCATTGGAAGATAAGGGTGAGCAGCAGTTAATTCGTAGGCATTAAAGGTCTTGCCACTTGCAGTAACTTGGCCATGGAATCCATCACCAACGCCATAGAATGTGGCGATTCCACACATCAAACTAGCTAGGATCATTGTCTCTCGGATTTACGGAACAAAGAGCATAATTGATCGCAACTGCTATGGCAACTGCGGCCAAATAGATGACAAAATAAATCATCTGTCCGTTTCAGCTTCTACAATATCTTTCAACATCTCATCCAGTCGTTTAGCACTACGTCGATTCAATACAATGTCAGTAACGCAATAGCCAAATGAAAACCATGCAGCAGCAACAGTCAGTGCAGTGAACATAATTTTTCTCCGATAACTTAAGACATTAGTTTAGATCGTTGGCAACACCCTTAAGATCTGCCAGTGCATTTTTAATCATTGAACTTGTGTAACCAATCACATAAGCGGGTGATTGGTCCATCTTTGCATCATCAGTGAAATCCACTGAGATACACTTTAGAAGTGCATCTTCAAGTGATGTGATCACATAATTGATGCGATCTTGTGCGTATTTGGTGTCCATCAGTATGCAGAAACAACAGAGTAAAGTCCACCAGTGGAGTTGTAAAAGAGGTCAACATCGCACTGATACTCTTCACTCAAATTAAATGCAATGTCATAAGCTTTGTCATGATCAGTGGTGTGATTCTCCCAAGGAGCTGCAGGGCAACGGATGTCGATTCGCATTTGATTCATCTCTCAACATGGCCAAGATACAGGATCTGGCTGGGTTTGGCGGGTTTGGTGTCCAGCCCGCCAACTGTCACACTAGATCATTTGTTGCTCTTTGCGGCACCTAGAAGGGCCTGAATGAGGAAGATAATAGCGAAACATTGCCAGAATGTAAGTTGAACTGCGAACCAGGATAGGATCAATCCAAGTAACCAAGCTTCAAAACAAAGAAACAGAAATGAAACTGCAATAATACCTGTAGCGGCTCCAAGAAGCCATGCAAGAGATTTGTCACCGAATCGGTTGTAGCTCATCACCATGTACCTCGTTGAATGTGAATCTTTTTAATTTCAGTATAAACGAATTGTTTTAGTTTGTCATCATCAGTGTTATCAAATGCGTACCAAAGCCGTGCAAGGTATTCATCCTGTTTCATACACTTTACGACTTCTGCGTTACTCATACCTACATCATTTAGGGGAGATCCACTAACAACTTTGTTGCGTCCGAAGTTTCCTGACACACGCCCAGTTGTTCTCAGTTTGGGACGAATCTTGGAGAGGTTAGAGTAAGTCATTTGTATTGTCCCAGGACATCAATGAAGTGTTGAATACAATCTTTAGGAATATGAATGGTTTGAAATCCTGGTCCATTACCATCTTCCACACTCACAGTTCCACACTCATCAGCAGTAAAATCAAAACTCCAACCATCTTCTTCGTGCTCAATTTTGATGTGTTTGGTAATAGTGTAAGTCATTCATCCTCCTCGTAAGGGAACATTTCGTCGTATTCTTCGTCAGTTAGAGTAAGATACTGAACATCAGCATTTCTATGCTCTTCAGCATACACTAATTGATAGTGTGCAAAGTCGGAGAGACTTGTGCTGCCGTACTCAACAACACCATCAACGAGACAAAGGTAGTTCATTCCGCTTCAAGTTCCTCCAGAAACTTAGTGTAGACATCAATCGCAGCTTGATTGGCGTTGTCTTTCTTCATCCGATAGATGTAGTATTCAACGGCTTCAATCGTCATCTGCTTTTTCATTTCATTCCAAGGCATAAACTCAGTCATTTTAGTACCTCAACTTGACGGAGTTCTTCATCAATACAATCAAAGATTTCGGTGTAAATGTGATCATACTGATCTAGATTTTCAATCACTTTGTTTGCAACTTCTTCGGTTACAGTTACTTCATCATCGGGATAATCGAGAACATCATCTTTAGTGTAGATCCATGCAGCTACAGGTGCATGTTCACCCTGTCGGACAATCAGTTGATTGATAGCTTGACGGAGTTCAGCAAGAGTGCGGGTCATTTAGTAACCAAAATCGTATTCAAAGTTAGCAGCAGACTCAACAGCCCTTAGAATGCCTTTATAGTCAAGGTTTTCATCCCAAGTGAACTCAGAAGCCTGTTGTTCAAGGCAATAGAGAATCAGATTGATTTGATAGTCAGTAAGATCAACTTTCATGCTTCAACTCCGAACATTTCCTGATACAACCAGTTTTCAGGTTTGTCGAGGTTTGCTTCACATTCCTTGAGGAACATGATCTCCTTACGATAGAACTCTACCGAAGCTTTCGCTTTGAGGTAGTTGTTGCGGGCATCATACAGTGCCCGTTGGATCTCAATGCGATTCATGGGTGAACCTCTCAACATGGCTAAGATACATCGCCAGGGAGTCGCCTGGCGCCTCTAGTGGACGGTTCCGTAACTGTCCTCACCAACCTTTAGGTTTGGTGAAGTTGTAGTAAGAGAACATACGACGATTAACTAACTTGAAAGTCCCGTAATCGTTGGAGTGAACATAACCCTCATGGCCAGAAGGAATGTAATCAATGCCCATATCAATCCGTGCATCAACCTGATCACCAGTCACGGAGATTCCTTCCATGATCAATTCTTTAGCTTTGGTCAACAGGTTGAACAACAGGAGGAGATTGCCATCAATACAATCAACAGGTCGATTCTCTCGGATACACTTATTGATTGCAATTTTAAGGTTCGCTACTTCTTTTTCATCAGGGTATCTAACAAAATTGCTAACCACACTTGCAAGACCAAGAATGTAATCAATCCTACGACGACGGGAGGTAAATTGTGCATTTCCATCTACAAAATGAATACCAAGAAAACGACCAGAAAGATAGTTAGGGACACCAAAATGTGCCTCCAGTTCCTTGATGGAATCTCCAGTGTAATGTGTATGAGCAGCGACAATAAGATCAACGTCCAGAATACCTGGAACGGAATCAAAATTGTAGGTAATAGTATTAGGCGTAAAAGTTGTTTCACCACCATAACCAATCCAATCGCACTGATAAATCCCATCAAACTGCGGGAAGTGAGAAAGGCAGGTATGAAGAATCGCTGCAACTTTAGGATTCGTGCCGTGATTCTTTTCGATGTCGGAGTGTGTATAATTGATCTTAACTTTGACCTTATTGAATACACTTTTTGTACCTACAAACTTCTTACCATTCTCGGGATTAGTCCCAAAAACAATAGCAGGAGCACCATCATATTTCACACTACAATCACCTTTGCAGTTACGCAGGTAATTGATAGTATCCTGCACGGCTTTCTTACCGAGAAGTGCAGAATCTTCGGGATGTTCGAGATGTGTGTTCTTCATATAGCCATAATACACGAAAAAAGGGCCCTGTGAAGAGCCCCTGTGACAGTTATTGATCTGTCACACTGTCTGAAGATTGATCTAAAAAGTTTATTACTTTTTGCATATCACTTACTTTTACACTTTCAGGATTAGCTACAATTTCATTCATCAGAGTTTTCATTGCTTCTAATTTTTGTGCATGAAGTCTATGAAGTTTCTCTGGATCATTAAAGTTAGGATCAATCATTGTATCATTAAACTCTAATTTATGTATCGGTTCTGAACATCGGTTCTATTCCATTGATCTCAACATGTGGTTGCAACTTTCTCAAGATAAAGTCACATTCCCAGTATTCTTTACTATCTGTAATTGTTTTGTTAATTTGGTAGTACCTCAGAGCTTTATGAAGCAGACTACACTCGTGACCGCTGAAGTTCATCAGGTTGTAAAACTATCAACGACACGAGATGTTTCCTCATCAACAAGAGCAAACTTGTGTGCATTTACCACACGTTCCATGATTCGAGAATCGTGAGTATTCTCATACTCATCCCGCCAATCTAGGAGAACATCGTGACACTCATTGTCATTTTCTGCGATGACACTTACAACGCCACCATACTCAGAAGAAGGAAAAGGAACCCAATAATCAACCAGATAAAGATACTTCATTGTTGTTTGTAAATTACTCTTTTAGTGTAGATGTTTTGTTTGAATTTGTCAAGTCAGAGACAATACTTTTTCAGAATACGAAGAACCTCTCTCGGTTGATCCTGAATTGCAAAAGCCTCTTTCTCAACATCATTTTTGAATCCTAATGGATAGAAATACCCATTGGGAACTTTGCAGACTTGTGCTACATGAACTGACTCATGAGCTATGGTACGACTCATTTCACCTTGCCAATCAGGATAGTTTTGTTGGACAACATCCTCACACAAGACTAATTGTGTCCTACCCGACCGATTGTTGGGATCTTTTCTTGTCAACACCATGCCATCGTATTTTCTACTCTCACAGACCTTGTGATTGTTGACAATTACCGTAACACCAGATTGATTCAACACATCGAGAATCTCTTGATGAGTTGGAGTCAAATAATCCATCACCAGCCTCGATCACTCAACCAGCAGGCCACTTTCCAACCAATCCAACCCACAGCTCCACCGATCACCATAGCAACAATACCAGTGGGAAGTGTGAACAATCCAAAAAGTGCAATGAAGAATCCCGCAGCAACAGCTCCTCCACCAACTATAGTGCTAAAGTCATCAGATCCTCCAGAACTTTCAGAACTAGAACTATAAGATTGTTGTGGTTCTGAGTATTCTTTTTTATCGAAAACAGGACTAACACAGAATGACCTAAATCCCTCAACATGTGCATACATGGAGTTGACTTGTTCTTCAGCCTGCATAGGACCAAGAGCATCAACAGTGGTTGATTGGATGCCCTGACGGGGAGAAGTCCAGTCTACTTTATACTTCATCGTGCGCGGTGGAGTGAAACAAATAGGTAATCTTTGGGGTCTTGTTCATCTACTACGATCTCATAGTAGATGGATTGTGCATCTTTTTTCCTGCCAGCTTCTGCAAGGTCAGAACACCTTGACTCGTGGTAGTTTTCCAAATACTTGATAAGTTCTCTTTGATTTTTAATCATCCAAATGCAGCCTCAAGGGGAGTTTGTTTGATAGGCATTGCAGTATAAGGTGTTGTCTCTTCAATGTCAACTACATTACCCACTGTCTGGCTATTAACTGGGGCGTGGAATTGCCTGGTTTTGGTGTTGTAGAATCCCCAGATGGTTTTAACTGGTTTCCCAAGATTATAGTCGTACCGCTGATGGTGATGCAACCAAATAGCAGTAGTGTTCCTCTTGAAATCCTTTTGTTGTTCATAATGATAACCCTCTGGGGCTTTATGGAATAGTTCTACCGTCACCGTTCAATTTTCCAGTGTTCGTTACCCTTGACAGGAACCCAGAAACAGTACATTTTGTTCATAGAAACTAGGAACAAGTGAGGTACACCATCAATCGTCTTTTCCTGTTCTACAGTACACATGTGGAACTGATCCATAACATTATGGAATCGGTTCTTAGCTTTACTGGACAGTGGTACAACGGAAACCCGTTTTGTTTTCGTAGTCATAGTCTTTACCAACATGGCTAACTTAATGCGTCAAGGAGCGGATTTGGATGAAGAGTGTACGGTTTCTTGACTGTCACACTCTTGGATTTTGGTTTTGTGGGGGAACCCTTGGTGGCCTTGGGTTTTGTCCCCTGAGATCCCTGTTGGCCACTAGGCGTTTTCGCCTTTTTTTGCGATTTTGGTTGCACAGGAGTCTTAGTACCCTTCTTGAGTTTCCGATGCGAGTTTTTTAATTGTTCAAGCCGAATCTCAGCAAGTTGTCGGGTCTTGACTACTTCAAGTTGTTGACCATTTGCAATGATCATATACTTTTTGCCGAACGGGATAGCAGCAAATTGGAAGTCATCAGTAGCAAATCCTGTTGGGCCATTGTCTGGATCCAGGATACTTGTGTTGGGAAACATCATGCAGGTTGATACTTTTTCTCGTAGTTTTTCTTTCGGTCTTCATCAACAAGTTTCACAAAATCTTCTATACTGTAGACAGAACCGTTGTGTTTGACTGTTGTAACCCTTTGAGCTTTTTCTGTGTCGAACAGTTTGTTGACATAAAAGATTGATCTAGCCATTGTTCGTTTATTTCCGGCTTGGATGTTTGTTGGTCTCTTGTGTAGAGTAATCTCCTGATCCATGAAAACTACTTGGCCATCTTTCCAGTTTTGTGTGTACACATATTTGTCCTGAAAGACTACCTTTTTAATTTCATTCAGGATCTTATTACTTTCTTCTCTGGAGAGTCCAACAAATCCATCAAAAGAACAACTTGGAATCTTCATTCCAGATAGGCCAGATGCAGTCTCAGTGTAAAGGGAGGTCTCCATTCCGTCAAGGGGAACCATGTTGTAACGGAGCAAAGATGACTGAACATCGTTGAGAACAGGAGCCATTTCATTGTCAATCCACTTATGTTTTACCACAAGTTCTTTGATCATACTTTTCATCTCTGAACTCAGAGATTCATAAGCGTCATGAGTACATAGGAACTGCGTTTGACTGTTCTCAGAATCACTGACACTCTTAAGACCAATAACTCTCTGTGCATCCTCAAATGCACACTGATCGCTGTGCCAATTTAGTTCCCCATTCTGGAACATTCCAGCTGGACGGCCTTTGTCTTCCTGTTTGTAACTGACATAGGCAACTGCTTGACTCAAATAGTTACCAGCTGCATTACTAATGTAACCTAGGTTAGCAAGGATCTCTCTCCAGTGACGACCTGTGAGTTTCTTGTCACAGATATACTCATGGGTGAAAGCTCGACTTGGATCTCCCCACTTACTCATCACATCAAATAGATTCTCAGTGGAGATATTTTCATTCAGGAAAACAACACACTCAGATGCACATAGCCTACCGAGTTCCAATAGTTCTTCTTCACAATTCCAATCAATGTCATAAACTTCAAGTCCAACACTTGAGTTATAATTTTCTAGTGATTTTGTTTTCATTTAAGATTTATCCAGATACAGTATGTAGTTAGCCGATCAAATATCTTTTCTCGTATTCTAACAGATCTTCAGGAACTTCCAAGATGTTAGAGTCAATCGGATCAGAGTTTTTCCACCTAACTTTACCCTCTTGCCTCTGATACAAATTGATACCAAGATGGTTGTACTTGAGGTTGGTAGGTACAAGAACCTTGTAATCTTCCTTATCAGGTGCAGTCAAGAATGACAGAGATTCATTCTCTTTCTTGGTCACAACAATTTGTTGTGTGCAGACCAAAAAGATCTTCTTGAACTCCTCGTAATCCCCTAGATACTTTTCCTGGTTCGACATAATCATCCGACCCACAAATTGCGGGGAATGGTAGTGATCCAGAGTATTTAGCCTGTACTGTTTGGAGAGTTGATTCTCCAGAGCTTTCTCACTAATCAGGTTCGTAGGATTTGGATTACCTGCATCAAAAACCCCGTAGTAAAAATCACGGGAGATCTTTCGTTTGTCATCAAAAGATCGGGCCCAGTTGTGTGCATTGGCCCTCATGTTGTTGAAGGTGCCTTCAGCGTAGACTTCCCACTTTTCCATCACTTGCGTACCACCGAGATTGCAGGTTGACCTTGTTGGAAGATAGTATCGACCACAGCTTGGATCTTCTGGTGAGTAGAGATCCCAACTTTGTTGAAGACGGGAACAACAACTAGACCGAAAGATTTGGTGTAGTTGTTGACATCACCAGGAACCAGTTCACCACTACGGATGCGAGCTGCATCATTGTGGTGCATCCGAATCACACGGCCGATGGTTTGGGAGATACCAATGTAGTCCATCGAACGCATAAAGATGACACCCTCAAGTCCAGAGACGTTGATACCCTCAGAGAGGATGGAGTGATGCAACACAACGAACTTCTTAGAGTCATCCTTACCCCATGCACTTAGGGTCTCAAAGAACACCTCACGATTCACCTTCTTACCATCAATAATTGCACCAGTCTTTGCGGTGATGTAGAGGTAAGAGAATCCACGATCTTGCAACTGTTGGATGAAATCAGTCTCAGACATCAGTGCAGAGATCTGTTTAGTAGCTTTCGCACAGATCAACACTTTGCCCTTACCACATTCATCCAGAGTCTCAATCAGATTCTCACAATCACGATCCGCAGGAATCTTACCAGACTTCACCATTGGAAGTTGTTTTGCAATCACTTTCGGAGGGAGAATGTAACCACCTTGCACAAGTTCAGGTGCAGGAACATTACAAATGACCTGACCATAAACATCTACATCATTCATCCCAGGCTTACCGACTGCGAGAGAATGTTTGGGAGTCGCAGTGAAGAAGTAACAACGGTCGGCTTCTTGACTGAAGTATTCAGTTGCAGGGAAGAAGTTACGTTTGACGGAGTTGTGAGCTTCGTCAAAATAAATGGTATCAACCTTGATGCGAGATTGTTGTAGTCGCTCCAGAGAATTGTAGGTCGTGAAGATCAGTTTATGGCCACGAGTGTTCACCCACCAGTCAACAATCTCTTGAGGTTTGGTAGTCGAAAAGTGATGAGTTTCACCACTGTGAACGTGCATCACACTTGCATTGGTGATAAACTCCAGAAACTCGGAACAGAGTTGTTCTGCAAGCAAAATGCGAGGTGCAACAATAACAATCGTTTGAGGAGTTTCAGACTCAAACTGACGCATACAATCAAAACTCATTGTAGGTGTTTTACCGGCACCAGTAGGCATCACCATTTGACCAAGTTTATGCAGTTGCATTAACTCAACTGCGCGTTGTTGGTGGGGACGAAGAATCATCAAATTGCGTTTCAATACAGCTAGAATACCCCATCACCCGGCGCAGGGCAATGGGGCCATTGATCAGAGATCCTTATGGGTCAGAACTTATCAATAGGAAGGATACGATGAGCTTTAAAAGCAGCTTCGTGACCATTCCCATCAAACAGGATAGGAACAACACCCAAGAAAGTGAACATCTTTTCATTAGGCATCTTAGTCAGATCAATACCATCAAGACCAATGGATGCCTGAGAATACCGAATGATAGAAGAATGTTGGGTTTCGGTAGTGGTAACAAAAGACTTAAAGCCCAGTTTCAGAACCTCATGAGTGTTTTCTTTTGCAGAATACAACACAATGTAAGTGTGACGACCCTTAGAACCATTCTCAAGAAGTTTCCTCAGAAGTCGTGCTTCGTTGGTGGAACTCGGAGCATCATAGAGAACAAAATCTGGGTCATGATCCAGTTGCACAAAGGGATCAATACGATTGCCCGACTCATCTTTCATGTCGGGAGAAGTAGACAACCACTTCAACCATTCTTCACGATCCATCTTGCGAACAATAGGATCACCACCATTCTCGGTGCGGTTATAGATTGCGTTGACAATCTTCGTAAATGCACCACCAGCATTGTTAGGATAAACCTCATCAATTTTGCACATCTTGATGAGCCAGTCTTCAATCGCAGTGATGTCTCGTTGAAGTTCACCAATCCGAACCAATTCAGCACCAGCAACAATGAAGTCTTCTTGGACTACTTTGCGACGGGGAGGAAAGTTGTTCAGCAGAAGTCCGTTAGCAAAAGAGCAAGCTTTGGTGTTCTCTTTTGGTCGGATACGAACAACAGGAAGGAAAGGTTCGTTCTCAGCCATAGCTGCAAGAGCCCGAGTACGGCCATCCTCAAACTCGTTGTCAGTAACTCGGACAACTGGGGGGAGATCCTTAGTGTCCCAACCTCGGAGTTGGTATGAAACTTGCATGTCAAGAACACTATTGTTAGAGTTCTGTTCACACCTAACACCAGCATTGGCAAACTCAGGATCATCTGGGTTTTTCTTAGCCAAGTTAATGAAGCTGAAGTCTACAAACTCTCCATTAAACTTGGATTCAATCTCTTCTTTAGACCAATTCTTTTCGTACTCAGCAAGGTCAATTTCCTTGCCAAAAATAATGCGTTTTTTCATAGTGTTTGTTTTTGCTAAGAGCAGTTGGTGATGAGATTTTGTTTGCCAGAGGCATTTATCTCATGAGGCCAGAATACATCAGACAAAGAACTATGTCAAGGGCCCTGTCTGAGGTTTGAGGGTTTCGTAACAATACTCAATGTTACAAGCATAAAGGACTCGCATAATTAAGTCCAGTGATCTTTGGTGTGGTCGTTGTTTCCAACCATACCATTGTGTTCTCTTACCTACATCGTAGGGCGGAACTTGACCCACAGAGTAATACTGATCAGCTGTGGTGTCGTAGGTAACTCCTCGGTCATCATACAACCACCAATGTGTATCACCTCTGTAATCTATCCCGCTCATTGGAATCAAATCATGAGGATCCAAGAGATAGAATAGGGCCTGAGTTGAATGGTAACAATGACCATACATCGGGTTCTTTACATTTTCTTCCCGATATTTTTTAGTGAGAAGATCTGGAGTCAGATGATTGCGAATAATCATCATCATTGACTCCGCAATCTCTTGGTTATAATAAAACGGGAGAAACCTCAGAGTACGAGTCTCAGAGATTTCTCCATCTTTGTAAGAATGTCTTACAACTTCTTTCATCAGAAGTTCTTTAGAAGTGCAAGAGTTTCACGATCAAACTCCTCTCGAATACCAGAATCAGGAAGCCAATCTTCAGGACCAGTTTCCATCATGGATTGATAAAGATCGTTCTCATCAAAGGAATCGTAGTTGAAATCGTCGTTCATGGGTGAATCAGTTGAACAAGGCCAAAATACTGTGGATTCGGGGGAGAGTCAAGGGGCTGACCGATCAGAGATCCTTATCGGACTCTTCAGATTTCATAAGTCTTGCATTTCTACCAACATACTTCCCAGGAATTGTGATGTCTTTTGTTATGTTACTGTGTGTGCATAAAATTACATTATCACAAATGTTTAAGTTATTCATAACTGTTCCATTCAAAAAGAACTTACAGTTTTCTCCTATTTTTGTTCTCCCACCAACATAAACTCTTGAACTAATGATACTATTTCTACCTAGGATAACATCATGACCAATACCAGATTGGTTATCAAAATAACAATGATCGCCTACTGAAGCATTCCAACAAATCTCACACAAATGACCAATAAAAGATCCCCTTCCAATTTTGGAAGAGGAGAACATGTAAACCGAATCATCTATGTATGTTAAACAATCTAGATTAAGATTATCTAATAAATCACAGACCTCTTTTCTAAGATCCATGTCAAGATAGAAAGCAATAATGTATTGATAGTTATCTTTTGAAATTAAAGCTTTGAAGTCTTTGGGAGTGATTATAGAAATATCTTTCAATCCTTCCTTATTGAAAACTTCAAAGTATTGTTGAGTGATTGAAGATTCGGGAAATCCAATTATTTTAACTGGTTTATTATTTTTGATGAACATTTGAGTCCCCGAAATTCAGTATTTAGTCCCAAGATACGTTTTGTAGAAGGAAGCCAGGCATCACATAAGTCCATGAACCAGACTCTTGATTACCGCCAACCTTGTACTCCCACTTATACTCATACTTGTTATGACTATCCCAAGTCATATAACCCTTCTCTTTGTCAAATCTACCCTTAATAGTAAGGCCAAACTTGTTAGAAAAGATGTTACGAGTACGCAGAGCACCGCCAGTCTCACGAGTTTCTACAACTTTACATGTATCTGGATAGGTTTGAAGTCCTGCCTCAAGTACACATGGAGTTTCATACACAAATGGACGATACACCTTTGGTTTTGGTGGTGTGGTCTGTGCAAATACTGGTGCAGTGAACACCAGCGAAGTCAAAATCAACAGAGATTTAATCACTTGTTCATTTGGAGAGTAGGGACGGGCATTCCACCTTCGGTGGGCACATAGATGGTCACATTACCATTCTTGCTACCATCTTCAAGACCAGTGATGTACAGGTATTGGAGATACTCACGGTTGTCCTTCAGGCTATCACCAATAATTTGGTTTGCCTTAGCGACACCAGTAGCACGGATCACTTCAGCATCAGCAAGTTGTTGTGCCGAATCTTTCTTTGCTTGTGCTTCCAGCACTGCTACCTGACGAGTATACTCTGCCTTTTGCAGTTCTGCTTTACCTTGTAGTGATTGGGCCCACACATTATAGAGAGGACCAACAACTGCATTGATAATCAACAGAGACAGAAGAAAAGAAACGCCGATGATACTGGCGTTACGCATAGTGTTGTCTTGAGTCATTTAGTTTCTCCAACATAAACATAGTCAGGATGTTTGGCTTTGAAAGCCTCCACTTGTTCTACAGTCTTAAGAAAGACGGAAAGAGTAGTGTTCGGATGTTCTTTGAAGTAATACTTCACTTGAATGAGGTCTTTCATATCACGCAGGGATTTGTTCTTCATTACCTTTAGTAGTATAACACTTCCACTCACCATTTGTAAACAGGTAAGCGTAGTCACACCAAGAATCGTTCACAGAACCAATGAAAGCTTGGAAAGAGTTGTCCAGATTAGGTTCGGTATCTACATCACCACGGCCTTCGTAGTAAAGAGTACCAAACTCCTGTTCTTTACCGTCCCAATCTTTATCAGTCCACAGAGAACTGATGTCACCACCATCAACCAACTCTGCAGCTTTCTGACGAGTGTTGAAGTGTTCTTTCAGTTTCTTACCATTCCACTCAGGATAGCCGTCCCAGTGACAATACACCGAAAGGACAGAGCCATTCTTAAGTTGAACACCGATGCGAGAACGAGTCGCCATGTTGTCTTGAAGTTACTTGAGAGGGGTTTGTGTTGCGTCAAGACCACATCCGTGTCTCAACATGGCTAAGATACCAAGATCAGAGCCCCTTCGGCGAGATCAGTGGACAGCCAAAAGACTGTCACACCATCATTTGTGTTTCCATTCCAGTGACATTTATACCACGTTGAATCATCTTCATCATGGCTTCCTGAGCACAATTAAAGTCAAAGTAACAGGCCCATTTCTGTTCATAATCTAAAATATAACCGACTTTGTAAAACTCAGGTATTTGAGAACGGTTGCGTTTCATTCTTCATCCCAAGGTGCTTTACGGTCCATAATTCTCTTAATACTTTCCATTGTTGATTCACTCGGAAGTGATAATCTTTCCACTAGAGCATCAAAATCTCCTTCTTTTAAGAAAATGCGTTCTGGTGGATAAGAACCCTTGCCCCAATACTCTTCAAACTTATAAACATATTCCATATGTTCCCATCCATGATTAAGTGAATGCCAGAAAGACCCCCACATATGATAATCATCAAAGCGAAATCCTTGATGAGATATCAGACGATACCACCACCAGAATGGTGTATATTTAATCGGTTTAAATCCGATGATCCACTTATTCATCCACATCGGTAAGTCCAACTTTCAATTCCTCTAAACGATCAGTGATAGCCTTAATAAAGTCTTGTTCTGTCCAAGTGTTCAAAATACTTTCTTGAGGATCATTTTCATCCCATGAGATGTCAAGTGATCCATCTTTGTTTTCTTTTACATCAATCATGATTATCTGTCGTAATAGTTTTCTTCAACTTGACTCTCAAGAAAGTCACACTTATTTTCCAAATATCTCACAAGTTCATAAAGATCACGAAGATCTCTTTTCATCTCTTCAATATCACGCATCTGTTCTGACTTTGCGACAAGAGTATTATACTCCGCATCTTGGATGTGGCGAAGTTTTTCACACGAATCCCAATCCCTTTCGTGATACCAAGTTTTTTCAGTTTCAAACATTAGAGTGACTCTACTTCATTAGCTATATTATTCAACACATCATAAGGATGTTCAAGTTCTCCCCAATCAGTACAAAATCGATCAGCAACTTCACGAAGAATAAACGCAATCAGTCTCTGACGATCACCTTTCTGTGGACGAAGTGTGAGTTCCATTGAAGCATCTAGAAGATATTGAGCACGCCTAGTCACAGGTTTCATCACTCCAATAATAACGCAGTTTATCACCATCCGCAGAAATATTCAAGTGATAGGTTTTACCATTTTGAGTATAAACCCCGACCCATAAGGTGCGTTCATTCATACTTTCCAGGTGAAACATCTTCACTTCTTCCAGCACGATTTCGTCTGGGTTTTCTGTAAATCGTGTCATGATAGAAATACCTTAAGTGTGCGTCCGTTGTCTTGTTCTGATACTTGGATGTTAGAGCATTCGTAATTAACATACTCTCGTCCATTCGGTCCAATTACCTCCACCCGATTGATGAGTGGATAGTTTTTGATGTAATCACCATTCGGTGCTTCATAATCCAAATGACCTTCATTCCAAGGTTTCTGTCCGAAAGATTCGTAGTCAATTCCAAGTGATTCTAATGCTGCTTTGTTTGCTGCTTCTCTTCGTTCTGCTTCTTCAAGCATTTCTTCGTGGGTTGGGTCAGTCATTTTTAATCACTTCAAATGTGTCTTCCGTAAGTTTTCGGTTTAGAATCTTGACTTCAGATTCAAGTTGTTCTATTCTATCACACAATTCAGTGATAACACCAATCAAACAATCATAATCAATTGTTTCGCTGTCATGTCCATCTTCCATGTCATAATAACAGGAGTGTACAAGTTCTTGTTTGAAATTGCGTTCAGTCATCGTATTCAGTAATAAAAGCAACTGCTAAACAAAATTTGCGTTGTTGAAAATCTACACTCATAAGAGAATTACCAAAGAAAGAAAACAAGAGGTTGATACCACCAGAAGAATGAATGACACCACCAGGGCTTTCAAAATTCACCCAGAGTAGTGCTCGGTTTTTGATGATACCAAACTGCCAAGTGTGATCTACTTCACCATCCTGATAAGTTTGTTTGGAGTGCTGGTAGAGTTTCATCGTCCTGAAAGATAAGATTTTTTCATTTGTTGAATGTTCTCCAAATGTTTGTAAAGGTCTTTGAAGTCTTGTTTGAACCTTACGAGTGCTTCACCTTCTTTGTTGAGATATGCTGTATCAATCAAAGTGTTGAGTTCTTCATCAATCAGTTGTTCAACGTATTCGTAGGTTTCTTTGGGAGTAGGCATCGGTTTGGTTGATTATGAGTGTATTATAAGGCATCACAGGGGGCTTTGGAGTGTCCCTGTGACAGTTCT